GACATTCACGCCGATCAACGGATACACGCCGACAGTCAAGATATTCTGCGATGGCGCGACGGTGGTAAAGAGCATCTCAGCGTATTTGTGTCCGCGCGATGGCGGTGAACCGGATGAGGCGCGGGCGTTGCACCTGGAGCAAGAGCAATACGAGGAACTTTGGAAGGCGGTGGATGGGCAGAGGGCGGCGCTGGTGGCGCAGAGTAAGCCGGAGGATGCGCTCGCCTGGCTCATACCTGACCAGAATCGGACTAATCTGACGGATCGGATCTTTGATGAAGTACCGAGGGTGATGCGGTGTGTGGATCCACGGAAGGCGGTGGTGTTCTTTAATCCGAGTGACAATCCATACGGAAACCCGAAGGAAGTCATGGCGGACCTACGCCGGAAGAGCAAGGCATACGTCCGGGAGAGATTTTACGGTCAGGCGGAGAAGACGATCAGCGTTTTGATACCGAAATTCAGCCGGAAGATTCATGTGGTGCCGGCCAAGGCGATCCCGGCAGGGGGGACAAACTACTTTTTCATGGACCCGGCGGCGGAACGGAATTATTTCATGAGCTGGTTCAAGGTCAAGGAAAGCGACGTGTATTTGTATCGGGAATGGCCGGGAAACTATGCCGTACCGGGAATAGGCGTGCCTGGTCCCTGGACGATCCCAAGCGGGAAGAAGGATGGTGTGAACGACGGGGCGCCGGGTGAAGGACAGAAACCATCATTCGGGTTTGGGGGGTTACGGTACAAGTTTGAGATAGCCAGGCTGGAGCGGTGGGCGGACTGGAGGAAATGGACAATGGACAATGGACAAAGGAAAACGGAGGAGTATCCGAAGGATGAGGATTTAGAATTATGGCGGTGTGATTACAAAAATGGCGCGGAAGAAGAGATGGCGATGCGTTACATAGACAGCCGGGCGGCAAGCGCGCCGCGGATTGAGAAGGACCGGCCGGAGACATTACAGACGCAATTTGACGACATAGGGTTGATATTTAATCTAACACCCGGGGTGGATATTGCGGACGGAGTGAGCGCGATCAATTCGGCGCTGGATTATGAGGAAAACGAAGAGGGCCGTGGACCGAAGGCCGTGGACCGAGGGCTGAATAATAATCGAAGATTTTTGAATCCGCCGCATTTCTTTGTGAGCGAGGATTGTGAGAATTCGATTTACGCGCTGGAAAACTGGATGAACGCGGACGGGCAGAGTGGGGCATGCAAAGACCCGATAGACCTGATCCGGTATTTCTTCATGGCGGAATGCGAGGATGTAGGGGTGAATGATTATCGGGAACGGGGCGGGGTGGCGTATGGAGGGCAGGGGGTGGGAGTTAGGGGAGCGAATAGGATTTATAAGGGGAAGCGGAAATTGCCCATCTGAAACTGAATCGGACGGATCATAAAAGAAAGGATGGTGAGGTATGGAATTATGCGGATTACCGGACACGGTGTTTGTGCGGGCAAAGGATATTCGCCAGTGTTTGGGAGTTACGGAATACGATTTAAAGATGATGGTGCGAGCGGGACTGATCCATCGGCTTAAATGGGGAAAAAAGGAACGCGGGAAGTATTTAAGGGCGGAGGTTTTGAGGGTGTTTATGAAAGGAGTCAACTATGATGTTTTGGACCTGGGGAAGAAACAAGTGCAAGGCTGAGGTGGCGAAGATCATTGAAGAAAAGCCAGAGTTCACCACCGGCGAAGTGCGGGAATGTTTTGCGGTTGATCCGGAGACGACGTTGCTACTGAAAGGGGTGTTGGCTGTGTTGTTGAAGGAAGCGGAACTGGCCTGGAAAGATTTAATGGACATAAGATCAACGAATGAGGAGCGGGCATATCATGCGGGCGAACTGAATGCGCTGACGGAAGTGTTGTGGATGATTAAGGGGAACGTAAAGAACGCGAATGTGGCGAAGAGGGGACTGAAACCGGACGACGGATGCCGGACCGGATAATCGGACGACGGACCTGATCGGACGGATTAAGGCTGGGATTCTGAGGAGGATCCCGGCCTTTTGCGTTTTAACCGTGCCTAAAATCCGTGATAAGGCGAATAAGACTAAATTCGGGGACTGACCCCTACCGAGATGGTGGGGAATATAACAGGATGTAGCTTGAAAAGAGGAGAATACTGCCGCTCCATAAATAGGCAGGGAACCTTAATGATGAGGAGAAACATCATGGATGCGAAAGCTGGAACCACTGAAACAGCGAGTGCGGCGGCGGCGACCACGGACAAGACGGACGGCGGAGAGGGCACCAAAACCGGAAATGCTGTGAGAACGATCGAGGAACGGCTGGAGGCGGGGCTGAAGGAAGTGGACGACAGACGACGGAAGACGGACGACGGACCTGAAGAGGACGCCGGACGCCAGACGCCGGACGACAGCCCGGAGAAGCCGCCGGTGGAAGAGGGCGACGGACCTGAAAAACCACCGAAGGAAGGCGATGATGGGGAGATCGAGGAAGGGGAAATTGAAGGGCTTTCCGCGAAGGCGCAAGCCAAGATCAATGCCCGAATCCATGAACTCAACATCAAGCGGAAAAACGCGGAGGCGAAGGCCGAGCAGACAGAAGCGCAACTCAAGGCCCTGGATGGAAAGGTCCGGGATGAGAACGTCCAAGCGGTAATGAAGATGGGTATAGACCCGGAATACATTAACGCGGACGAAGCGAAGACGCTGAATCGGTTTGAGAATCTGCGCGCGTGGAAGAAGTGGCTACGGACACACCGGGACGGATACGAGGGAGCCGGAACGAAAGAGGATCCTTCGATGACTGTCGCGGAAGTGGCCGAACGGGAAGCGACGATCGAGGACGAGTTACTGGATGTGGCGGGCCCGGCCCGGACGTTATGGCTGGAGCGCTCAAAACAGATGCGCGAGGACATGGCGCTGGGACGGAAGACACGATTAGCGGAAATCGCGAAGCGTGATGCGCCGACCAAGAAACTCGATCCGAAACCGCCGAAACTTCCCGAAGCCAATGGAGCTACGCGGCGACCGCCAGTAAGCGCCGGGAGCAAGGGGAAAGCGGTGTTCGACAAAAAGGAATTCAACGAATCCGGCGCCGATGGATCGGCGCTGGAGAAGCAATACGAGAAACTATTTGGCTGACCCATTTTGGACTGATCCGACGGATCGGACTGATCAGGGCGGCCATAATCAAGAAAGAGGGTACGACAATGGCCGGAATTTACGAAACTGATCAAGTTCTGAAGGTGGCAGAAGTCGGGGACAGCATCTTTATCGCTCAGAGCGATAAGGTGCCGTTTTCGCGTCTGCTGAAGCGCGGCAAGAAACCGGTGAACATGCTGAGTAGCTGGCCGGTGCAGGTCTATCCGGACCGTGCGTTCGCGGGGACGGACGATGGATCGGATATTGCGACGTTCGAGCATACGAACCGGGAATCCATCGAAGCCTACGGCATGTGGATGCGGACGGCCGGATGGATGGTGAGCCGCCTGGCGAACCTGACAAGCACCTGGGGCGTAAAGGGCAAGGAAGAGGCCAAACAGGCCAAGGACGACGCGTTGCTGTTGGCGCAGATGATCGAAAAGCAACTGTTATCGTCTTCGGACATGCAGTTGGGCGCAGGGGCGGGAGTGCCCTATCGCTCGCGCGGTGCGTTCAGTTGGCTTAATCCTTCGGCGCAGGGTGTGAAACCCGTGCCGGCGAGTTATCGCCCAGCCGCGGCCTGTGCCTATGGTTCCACGGTGGCGGCATTCCTTCCGGCTGAAATGGAAGCCATGCTGGAAGCGGCGGCCACGCAGAAGAAGGAGTCGGTGGACCTGACGGGCTATGTGGGTATCAAGCTCAAGACGCAGATGAGTACCTGGGCCCAGCGCCATGTGGAAGACGTGAACACGGCGCAAGCGCTCCAGAAGTACAATCTGGACGCCGAAGACAAGAAACTGCTCCGAGTGGTGGACTTCTTCGAGTTCGATGCCGGCACAGTCAAGGTATTCCCGAGCTGGTACCTGCTCTGCACGGAAGGCACCGGCGCGGTGACGGCTAACAGTCCGCGAAGTGGCCTGTTCCTGGACATGGACATGTGGGAGCTATGCTTCCTCGACCAGCCGACGGCTTGGCTGGAGCCCCCGAAATCGGGCGGCCCGCGCGGGTATCACGATGCGGTGTATATCCTGAAGTGCCTGAACCCGACCGGACAATGCTACGCGAACATCGCGAGCTAAACGCAGAGAACGACAACATCAATCATAAGGGCGGGCCCCGTGTAAGGGGCCCGCCCGGTGAATAAGAAGGAGATCAAAACGATGAAGAGAATTCTATCAGCGATAGCGGTATTGGCGGCACTTGTCCTTGCGGCAAATCACGGGTGGGGAGCGTCTTTCCGACCTTTGCCGGAACAGGAGCAGGCATACATTGGTGCGACGCATGTGGCGACAATCGGGTATGCGGACCTGACGGACACGAACGTGAATACGGCGCAGACGCTCACCAATGTTGTTTCCGTGGAGGCGAAACAAGGTGTGCAACTGGTGGCGATGCAGTTAATCACCGCATTCAACGCCGGGAATAACGCCACGGGATCG